AAGTCAATGACTGGGTAACCACTGCTGACGGCATGAAAATCGGCGTAGGCTTCAAGTTCTAAGATTATGATTGGGTTTAAAGACTTCCTCTTCGTTACTAACGAGACTTCTTCTCTTAATGAGGAGGAGTCTTTAATCCTGTCTGAAGTACTGTCGTTTGCGGCAAGACGTAAACGTTCTATCGAAATGAAGCGTCGTAAGCAAAAGTTAAAGCAGCAAAGAAAGATTGCTGCTAAGCGTCCAGCTTCACTAGAAAAACTAAAGAAGAGAAGCCGTAGAGCTGCTCGAAACGTATTGACTAAAAGATTCTCAGGTGGCAAATCCAGATCAAATATGAGTATTGCTCAAAAGGCCAGATCTGAGAAAAGAGTAAGTCAGGCTAAGACCCAATTAAAAACGATCTCAAAGAGACTTCTTCCTGGTAAGAAGAGACTTGACGTATCGAGAAGAGGTAGATAATGGTTCATACTTTTAAGTCATATCTTGAAGAACAGTCATCTGTGGGCTATATTGCTTTTGGCAGATTTAACCCACCGACGACTGGTCATGAGAAGCTGTTGAACAAGATTGCTTCTATGGCTAAGGGTAACGATTACATGGTCTTTGCTTCTCAGTCCCAAGATTCTAAAAAGAATCCTCTTGATTATCAGACCAAAATTAAATTCATGCGTAAAATGTTCCCGAAACATGCCAGGAGCATTGTGTTAGAAAAGTCTGTCAAGAACTTTCTTGAAGCCGCTGTACACATGTACAAGAAAGGCTATAAGAATCTAGTAATGGTTGCTGGATCAGATCGGGTAAAAGAATTCCAGACGCTTTTAACAAAGTACAATGGCGTAGAATCTAGACACGGACTATTCGATTTCAATTCTGTAAAAGTGGTTTCTGCTGGTGAGCGTGATCCAGATGCAGAAGGTGTAACAGGTATGAGCGCGTCTAAGATGCGTGCTGCAGCATCTGATAACGATTTCCCTAAGTTCCTAATGGGTCTACCCAAGGGTGTAACTGACAATCTTGCCAAAGATTTGTTTAATTCTGTCCGTAAAGGCATGAATCTCAAAGAGAATAGATCGTTTGCACAGCATGTTATGCTCAATCCGGTCTCTGAAAGAAGAGAAGATTATGTTTCTGGCGATCTGTTCTCTGTTGGCGATACAGTTATCGTAAAAGAAACAAATCAACAGGCAGTTATTTCCTATTGCGGTTCCAACTATTTAATTATCGAAGTAGACGGTAAGAGACAACGTAAGTGGCTGACTGATGTAGAGCCACTGGAAGAAAAAATCGAAGTAGCACAAGACCCAGATATTGATGACAAGAAAGGTTCACAGCCTGCTACATTCTTCCGTGGCTTAAAGAGTAAATCTACTAAGTCTAAGCGTGATGCACACTTTAGGAAGATGGCAAAGAAAAAGGACGACGATCCTTCTGCCTACAAGAAGGCGCCGGGTGATGCAACCGCCAAGACAAAAGAAAGTCCTTATACTAAAAGATTCAGACAAATGTATGGAGAGAGCTATGTTTAGCTTTAAGCAATTTAATACTATTATGGAAAGTGCGGATGCTGCTTTAAAAAAGAAAGCTGATAAAAGCGGATTCCCACTTGGCATTCTGAAGCAAGTTTATAAAAGAGGTTTCGCTGCTTGGAAGGTTGGTCACAAGCCAGGTACTACTCCTCAACAGTGGGCAATGGCTCGTGTTAACTCTTTTATTACAGGTGGCCGTACACGTGTTAAAGGTGACCCAGACCTTTGGGCTAAAGTTAAAGGGAAAATTAAGAAATGAAAACCTTTAAGCAGATCCAAGAAAAAGCATTATCTATTGCTCAGCAGAAGCTTATGGCTTTGGCCCTTCAGCATAAACGTGGTGAGCTTGAGGCAGACAAGGTTACTCCTGCAGTAGAAAAGCTTGCTGACTCTATGAGTGAAAAAGAGTTAGAAGACTTTGCGTCTACTAAGCATAAAGGTTTACCGAAAAAAGTAGATGAAGATGGACACACTGACGTACCTTCATCTGAGCGCATGTGTAAAACGATTGTTGAAGATGCTAATGCTATTTTATCTTCTTTAGGCTCTCTTCAGGATGAAGCTTCATTACCTACATGGTGGACAAATAAACTTGCAACAGCAGCAAAAGATTTGAACTCTCTTAACGATTACATTTCTAATCCGTCGGAGAATAAAAAGTGAAATCATTCGGTTGCCATATAGAAGAAGATCCGATTGTCGAACAGGCAGAGTACCAAGGTCGTAAGGTAAAACTAAACGATCCATTCCGTGCTCCAAAGGGTGATAACCATAAGTTCTATGTTTATGTCAAGAACGACAAAGGTAACGTTATCCGTTTAGGCTTTGGTCAGCCAGGGCAAGAGATTAAAAGGGATAATCCTGCTAATTTAAAAAGTTTTAGAGCTAGACATAAGTGTGATACTAATCCAGGTCCAAAGTGGAAAGCTCGTTACTGGTCATGTAAGATGTGGGAAAAAGGCAAGACGGTATCGGAGCTAGACTAAAATGGCAACTAACGCAGAGCGCATGGATCGGATTGAAAGTAAAATTGATAAGCTCTCTGAAGTTCTCGTACAAATGGCACGAGTTGAAGAGAAACTGATTAATCAAGAAGAAGATCATAAGATCCTAAGAAAAGATATTTACGACCTTTATGAAAAGGTTGGCGACATGGAAAAAGTGGTTCAAAGGAACCAGATAACAGTAAATATTATAAATAGAATCAGTTGGATAATTATCACAGGCGTGGTGGGTGGTTTCGGCACCTTAATCACCTACCTGTTCAATAAGTAAGGAATAAAAAATGTCTATTAGAACTGCCTTAATGGAAATGGCGAAGCCTAAAACAGAACGTGCCACTTGGGTACCAGAAGCTATTTTAGACGATGATGTAGCAGACTTTATGGGTGCTGCTGCAGCTGCTAAGAAAGCTGGTAAGAAAGAGTTTGAGTTTGGTGGTAAGAAATACAAAGTTACCATGAAAGATAAGACTGCTGATGCTATCTCAGAAGCAACGTTTGCTACGGATATTGACTACAATGAAGAAGACGATATCAAAAAAGTTGCAAAGAGATTTGGCGTAAAAGTTGGGTTTGTAAATATTGGTGGTGCTACTGAAATGCAGATGACCGGCGATAAAAGCAAGATCATGAAGGCTGTTAAGGCTTTAGGATTTACCGATCAAGAAATTAAAAACGCTTACTTTGAAGAGTCTACTGGGTGTCCTGAATGTGGTGCCGATGGCGAATGCCAGTGTGAGCAGCCAGTAAAAGAAGAAATGGATCCTACTGATCACGTTTCCAAGAAAGGCGATATGTACTGCGTCTATAATAAAGATGGTGAAGAAGTTGCTAAGTTCGATAATGAAGAAGAAGCAAACGCATACGCTATCAAGAATCACGATGCTCTGATGGGCAAAGAAGAGATGGATGAGGTTTCTTATAAGACAGCTATGAAGTCTTACCAAAAGGCAATGGGTCAGTCTAAAGATGCTGATACTGCTGGCGATAAAAAAACTGGCGATAAAAAATTCGATCAGGCAGTAAAGTTCGGTCGTTATGCTAATAAGAAGTTTAAATCTAGCAAAAACAAAAAGAAGCTGGTAGGAACTTTTACAGGAAAAGAGTCTGTAGAAGAAGCAGCTGCTCCTGGTTCTACCGCACAGCATGGTCCGGATGATGCTACTCGAGACACCTATGAAAAGCAAATGGGTGCAGGCGAAAACAGTGTACCAATGAGTAAGAAAGAAGATATTGTTAACCAGCACACTGCAGAGGTTGCTTTGGACGCAGAAGCGATTTACAAGCAGAATCAAGAAGAAGCTGAAAAAGCAGTAAAACAAGGTGCTGGTAGATTAGGAGATCAGCGTAAAGGCGATACGTCTTTTGTTAATCCTATTAAGTCTGAAATTATCGACGGTATCACCAAAGCCCTGCAACAAATGAAAACGAATAGCTAAAGGATCAATAATATGTTAAAACCTCCTGCTTATGCACCAAATGCAAAGCCAACCGTTAGAGGTTGGGTCGATCATAGAACTGGCGAACTGCTTGTTTCTCGTAAGCATAGCGAGCGTGATGTAGAGGAATTCTACATCGCTAAAGCAGATGCGCCAGCACCAGCTCCAGCACCGGCACCAGCTCCACAGCCAATCATCGAAGCCGATCCAGAGCCGGTAGTAGAAGAAACTGCTGAAATGCTTACAGAAGCAGATCCGGTAGATTACTCTACTATGACTAAAGCTCAACTGGCAGAACATGCATATGAAGAATATGGTATTGATCTTGATACCACTATGACTAAATCTGCAATGATTCAGGAGCTTGAAGGTCAGCTCTAATAAATTATGCAAATATTTAGTGAGAAGGTCGAGGTAACCGATCAGAACTATCTGATCGTTGCGGCCAAACATTATAATAATCCCCAGTGCTCTAGTACTGACGAATTCTATGAAGACTTAAATAGGATCAAGTACATCAAGAGATTGATTAACCGGTATATAGAAACTGGGGATTTATCGGAAAGACTCCTTCTTAACCATATCATTATTTTTTGTAATGTATTTGGTATTGAGATTGGGGTAAAGCTGATGGCAGTCAAGTTAGAATATAAATACTGGTCAGTCATCAAAACATTTTTAGTATTTCTTAAGTATGTAGAACCTACAGATTTAGTAGGCATTGAGATGGATAAGAAAATAATTAAACTACTTCGGAAGATCTAATGGCAGTCTCTACAATTGCTGATACCATATACACCTATAGGTTTTTAAAGTTGTTGGTTACCCCATTCAACAAGACGAAAGCTTATGAGTTGGGTATTGTTGATGACAACGGTAAGAGAACTGATAAAAAGATCACAACATCTGAAGAGCGTCAAGCATTCAACTTATTCCATAGATTAGCTTTTAATCTGAAAAGATTGCTTGGTGCATTCCCTGGCGGCAAGACACGTATTGCTTCTTACGTAGCCGCTCTTGCTCTTTTAAAAGAAAACTTTGGCATTAATACAAAATTAGTTCTGGAAGAAATAGATATGGATCAGCGGTACAAGAATGATATCTCTTCCCTTTTAGAACAGTACGAGCCGAAGAAGAAGAAAAAGAAAGAAAAGAAGGAAGAAGCAGGTACAACGACTGCTGACGTTGCTATCGTTGACAAACCGCTTAAATTCAAAGCATTTGTAAAACGTAAGAAAGACGAAGAATAGATGTTTGCACTCCTAGGATCAGTCCTTGGATTCGGAACGTCTTTTGCACCTAAGATCTTAGATACGATCAATAAAGGTCGGGAGCAAAAGCACGAACTGGCCAAGATGAAAATGAATGCCGAAATCAAAATGCAGATGCAGGACGCTGAGTTCGATCATATGCAGGATATGGCACAACATGAAGAACATAAGCGACTGATCGAGCATGATATTGCAATCTCAAAAGAGACTGGGTTCTTTGCAGGCTTAAAGAAGGGCGTACGTCCTATCATCACGTACTGCTTCTTCGGTTTCTTTCTCTTTTATAAAACCGTATTAGTAATGGAAGCGTTGAGTAGTGGTCAGACATTGTCTGATATCTCTGATGTTATCTGGGACCCACAGTCACAGTCCATCTTTGCTGCTATTATTTCATTCTGGTTTGGATCACGGGCAGTAGAAAAACTCAAGTAATTGTAGTTTACAAACTGCGTGATTTGATATATAATACCCTATCATAAAAATCTAATTCTAAAGAGGTGCGTTCTATGACAAATAGTCTAGACATGAGGGATTTTTTATCCCAAACTAAATTCTACGAATCTTACTCCAGATATATTGATGATGAAAACCGTTATGAGAGTTGGGACGAATCCGTTGATCGTGTCATGGCTATGCATAAGGACTACTATAAGGATCAAATGACTACAGCACTGGCTAACGAGATGGCCACTGCAACTACAGCATACAAAGAAAAGCGTGTACTCGGAGCGCAGCGTGCTCTGCAGTTTGGTGGTGACCAGCTGCTAAAGCATCAGATGAAAATGTATAACTGTAC